GCACGTCGTTTAAGTTAAGAATGCTTTCTTCTAATTTAGGGTGTACTGGATATTTTTGTATATAACCGTCTAATATGTTATTTACAATACTTGCCAGAGATGGTGTAGCAGCCCAATACTCTCTTACTAAGTTGGAGTATTGTGTACTTACCTTAGTATAATCACCTTTCATTATTTTATTGAAATCGTTCTTATATTTCGACGGTATGTGAAAAGCTACGACCTTATAACTTTTAGGGCCAATTGTTTCGCTATATTTAGCGTAAAAGTAGATATTTTTTTCGAACCGTTCAATCAACTTATTTGGCCAGTTATAAAGGTCGTAGCAAATTATAATCTTATTTTCCCATTCGGGTTTGTTAGTGTCAGATGTGTATACACCTTTCACATGATTTGTTAGGAGTTTTAGTGAACCTTTCTCTGGGTCTATCATAGGTAGGAGAAAGAATAACGCCACTAAATTGTTCCAAGTTTCTTCATTCATGTCAGTTCCTCAGTTCCATCTCCATCGTAATACTCTAGAGTATGGTCCCACTGGTCGGTACTGATATGTTTTGAAATACGTTCGAGAGCATCTGAGATTAAATCAACCTTTTCGCTGATTATTGCATCATTTTTCATGTTGAATACTCTAACCTCGTTATTCTGATCTTTACCTATAGCAATAATATATGCTTCGAAATCATAGTCATCTGTATTTAGATTTAGTATTTCGTTCATATACCATTGAATTGCACAACCATAGTATGCAATCTGTCTAAAGTAATCGTACTCTTCAACAGAATGTTTAAAGTTGTATACGTTTACTGTAGTTTTTAAGTCTATAAGTATAATCTTCTTATTAACGTGGTCAAAGCAGACTCTATCAAGTAGAGACTTACAACGCATGTTAAATTTAGCAACTTCCCAGTTAATGTGGAACTCATTGTGAGTTTCAAAAGTAGATGGTAAATTAAATAATAACTCGTTTGCTTTCTTATGATTACGGATGTTCTGTTCAATACGTTTGAGCATATTTAAATCAGCAAAGGATATAACCTTCTTATTTGAATCAGTACCTAAGTACCCTAAGTAGTTCTTATACGTATTGATCAGTTGTGTAGCTTCTTCTATGCATTTATCATCAGCTTTTTTATTGCTGTAGGACTGCTTATAAGCCTCTAATTTGAGTTTATTTTCATCTTCCAAGGGATTGGTACTCTTGAGTCGAGAAAATGCTTCTAAGAGGTCCTTTTGCTGTTTAACCTTAGGCACTTCAAAGTCTAAGATTATATAGTCTTTCCAGAATTTATCTGGTTGCAATAGATATTCATGGATCATAGTTCCTCTTTCAAGGAAGTTGTAATCCATCTTAGCTACTTTTCCTTCCTTATAGTCTTTAAGTCCTTTAGGACCATTCTTAAGGAAGTATCCGATATCACTATTAGAATAACGAGTCATATCCTCATAATAGGGGATATCAATTATCATCTGTTTCATTAATCTCCGGTGTTTCTATATTAGCTGAAGTGTCCCATTCAACTAAATCCAGTAAATCCTGACGTATTTCTTCAAACTCAGGATCATCTGTATAAACTACAGGTGGTTTAAAGTTAAGTTTTGGGCTGTAGTAATCATTTACATAAGCACAATTAAATTGCTTACTACCACCTTCATGTTGGTCTGTATGCCAGTGTCCATAGAAATGAGCAATTTTGTACTTACCAGTAGCTGCTCTACCTAGTTTAGGATTCTCTAATGGGCTATCGTGTGACAATAATATATCACATTCTGGTATATCATAGGGTTCGGTAGCCTCGAAAGCCCATACGCCTTTCTGGAACATAATGGGTTCAATATATGGCGTACCATAGAATTTAACATTGTTAAGCTCATAGCTTTCATTTACAAGTATTTTAAACTTGAAACTACTATCAGCATACTGTAATTCAATTAAATGCCGCATGTATAGGTCTCGCATAATAAAATCATGGTTACCGGGTACATAGATTATACCATAGCTTACTATTAATGAGTTTAACCACTGGCGAAATGCAGTAGAAAGCCAATAGAAGCTCTCTGCTGCATTTTCTTGTATATCTAAGGGGAGTATATCTCCACAGATACAAAGTACATCACAAGGATCGATAGACGGCAAGTTGCCGTGCGTATCGCTTATTCCAATTATCTTCATTATGCTGCACTATAATTTTGGTAATATTCGGGAGCTTCTTCATCAGAGCTCTGTTCATCACACTCATCGCATCCATCACATTCGTCGCACTCATTATATTCATCAGTGTTCTCTTCTGTTTCATTATTAGGTAATGTCGCAAATGGATTTCCCTTAGATGAGATATTCATTGTGCTCAAGATAGTAGCTAATGACGATTCCTCATCTTCCAGTACCTTTACTTCGGTGATGAAAGCTTTCAGGTTATCAATGGACGGAATAGCAATATTATCAATGCAGAATTGACGTACTTCCGCAGGATTCTTTACACCAATAGACTTAATTAAGTCATCCAAGTATACATAGTTACTCTCAGCTCGATACGTACGCAAATAACGAACTCGTGAGCATCGGTCAAGCATGTACTCAGATACATCGCTGAGTTTGTTACAGGTCATTAAGATCAATTTTTTTGTAGTTGCTTCAATACCGTCAAAGAAGTCCAACATTTGCCATGTTCGGTAGTTCTTCTCGATTTCATCGAAAATAACACACACTGGTGTCGTAAATTGCTTAAAAAATAGATTTAATCGCTTTTCAGGGTAGTCGGGACTCACGACAATAATCGGTAACCCAGACTCATTAGCTATTACTTTAGCCATGATAGACTTACCTGTACCCTTATCACCAGCTAACAGGACGGCTGTGTTCTGTGCACTGGTGTTTTCGAAGTACCGTAGTACTCGTTTCTTAAATCGAATGTCTTCTTCAGACTGATAGATCTTTTCAGGTAGGTTCAATGAACCGTTTAACTTAAATACGGGGCAACTTCCCCAGTCATCCCATGATAAGTCATATACTTTACCTGCTTCAAGATCGTAATCTGAGCCCTGAGGCTTCGGGGTAACATTGTTACCAAGTTTCAAGAATTCACTCATGTTTCAACTGTTTTATTAGTTCATCAACTTGCTTCTGGTTACGTACTACGTAGAACTTTGTCTCGGGTTCATTAATACTTAAATAGTATTTGAAAAGTTTTTCACGATTTGGCCAACTATCGGTTTTAAATCCTTTGCATTCTATAACAAAGTGGTCACCGACGAAGTCAGGCAAATACGTTATAGCTCGAATTTTTGAACCATCGTACGTAAAAGAAGGTAAAAGCTGGTATCTATGCATTTCATATTCTGCAATGATGCCAGCTTCTTTTAATTTTTTATATGTGTATGCTTCGAGTTTGGATCTAAATGTTATACCATCTAGTTCAACTCTTGTTGCATTCTTTACTTTGGTGTTTGTCTACTGTTTCATGTAGCCACTTATTTATAGTTTCAAACCCATTTCCTTTAATTGCATCTGATACATCTTTAGCTTTAAAGCGCTTGTGTATAAACATCGCTTCTAAGCCCATTTTAAGGCTTATTTTGCGACTATTTCTTACGCCAGCTACATCTCTATCAAAGAGGACTATAATGCGCTTAAAACGCTTCTTAAGGGCCTCTATGACGTTATTTGGGATGAATGTAGATTCAGATGATGGTGATATGGCTGAGTAACCCATTTTGTACAGACACATTACGTCTTTCATAGACTTAGTTACGAATAAAATATTACCTGTTTTAGGCAATTGTTCATAACCTTGAATATCGAGTTCTGTGAGATTATTGCGCCATTTGGTGTATTTGTCACCTAAAGGTCTATAGATTTTGAAGTTGTTGTACACTTTATATGCATACATCGGATTCTCGTCTTTATATATACCTTTTACCACACCGTTACAGAGGTAGTATTTGATGCTACTAACATTGAATTTTTTCAGTGTTTTAGTATCAATATTGAACTGAGACCAGTAATTGATGTCTGATTCGGTAAAATCTTGTCGAACGACACCAATTACTGTCTCTGTTGGCGGTATATATTGCTTAGAGCTAACGAGTTTGGTGGTGTTAGTGATGTTTAGCTTTGCTACTATATCCTTTAGGATTTCATCATAGTTTGTTTTACCGGTTAAGAGTTGGACAAACTTGATAACATCACCGCAATCACCGGTTCCATGGTCTTTAAAAAGTAGTTTTTGTGCACGTTTACTATAGTAGATGCCAAAAGAAGGGTTTTTATCCTTTCTGAATGGGCTATTGTAAATCATACCTACTTTGAATTGACCTAAGTATTGTGCATATATATCGTATTCCGTTGCCTTAGAAAGTATCCAATCTAAGGTAATGTTACTAGGGACTTTGGTTCTTGTTCTACTATACATATGCTTATTGTTTGTTCCGTGAGGAGGATCGAACTCCTTACAGCCCTAATTGCTCACGGTTCCATAATTTCCTAAAAACGAGGTCTTTCGACTTACGTGTAAATATTATTGTTCTGGTTTATGTCAGAACGGCAGATCATTTGTTGCATTAGACAATGCTGCACTTGCTTCCAACGGGTTGGTTACAGGTGTTTCTGCGTCAGCCTTAACAGGGCGTGCAAACTTATCAATACCGAGTTCTGCAATTGCTGAAGTTTCACCTTCAGGCAATTCCATAGGCTCAATAAAGGTATACTTTGCATATGCAGGCAATGTTGTATAACCCTTATTGTCGTATACGATCTTTACACGCAACAGTTTGCTCTTATCTGCTGCACTCAACATCATTACAATCCACTTTGCAAACTGTTCAAATGTCTCACCGTTGAAGTTCAACAGAGCATCATCGTAGAAGCAGTGTAAAATCTGCAACATACGAGAATACTGGTTGTCTTCCTTCTGCTGGAGCTGTTCAGCTGTTGTGGTATAACCACCTAACTTAGGCTCCCATTCTGTGTGAGTCAGTGTTGCACCGTCTTTTTCGAAAGTAATTTCGAAGAAACGGTTACCAGAAGGAGATACGTCTGTACGTACATCCTTGAGTGTTACATCTGTAATAATGCCAGCCGGCAGATACTTAATATCGTTCTTACTAATATTGTTTGCTCGTTCTTTACTGTATGCCATAGTTCTTCAATTTTATTCAGGTAAAAATATTTTAGTCATATCAACTGTTACATGATTCTCATCATCGCTAGTTGCTACAACGATTTTCTTTCCTCGCAAGTGTTCAGCTCGTGCTTCGCGAATAGTGTTTTCACCACCTTCAAATGAGATAATAGTTTCATTCTTTTTGCGGTACACATATCCGATAGCATCTGCTTCTCCACAAAGTATGTCACCTAACTTACCAGTTAAGTCTATAGACATCTCTGACAGTTCTTCACCGTCTTTGTTTATCATCTTCTCTTTGACGTGTGCAACGAGTATGAATGTATCACAAAGCGATCTGAACATATCAATGACTTTACGTACTGCTTGTCGCAAGTACATATAACCAGAACCGTTAGGGAGTGTTCTTACATCAGTGCCCTGATAGGTTTTACCCATTGGAGTCTGTTTGTCATTTTCCTTCCACACGAATCGCAACTTCGTGTGCGTCTTTTAAACTGCTGCATGTCACCATGCAGATGAGACTATATCATCTTCTTTGCCTTAAGCGGCAGTCAGAAGTTCCCCATTTCCATCGCCATCAGCTTGCGATGTACTCTCTTTCGAGATAGTCGTTGAACCTTCAATATAAAACTTCTGATAGATCTTTTTAATCTTATCTAGAAACACATCTAAAGCATATTTGTTTTTCATACGATTACAAATAAAACAACAAGGTACACAGTTTTCTTTTGTGTAATCCTTTGTGGAATTAACACGATCAATTCCATTTGCATGCTCTTGTCCGCAATAATAACAAGGCTGACGCAAATATTCTTTTATCTCTTCATCCGTTAGATGCATCGCGTAATGTCTACATTTAGCGTTACCTTTTATGGAATTAAGTCTTTTCCGATCCTCACGGTCTTCTTTGTATTTTTGGTCTGCGATTTCTTTTTGTAGATCGTTTATACAGTGTTCACAAGATTTTGGAATATATCGCTTCGTAAAGCGATCTGCACGAACTACCGTTAATTTTCCGCAGCGGTTACATTTGCATAAGAAATATGATCGCTTGCATTGTTTTTCTTTATCGTATGTTTCGTGATCAAGTTTTAATACTGTTAAAACTCCATGAGTTTTTCCAATATATTGATCTAGTGTTTTTTGTTTCATAAAGCTTGGCTTCTGATTGTTTTACCAAAAAGTTAATTATACGATATATAACGTAGCTTTGGGTAAAATGTTTCAGAAATTAAAGGAATTTTACAGTAAATATTTCTATTTACCGCTCCACAAAATTCAGAGTGTTGTTGCGTAACTCAGACACATCTCTTCAAGTCTAGTAGCATTGTCTATAGTGATATACTTATACGGGAATTGTCCTCCATTCTCTTTCATCTTCTCACGGATTGCATTGGCAATATCGGCAAAGTCCTTAATAGACCGTGCCTGTACTGTCATTGCTTCCAAAGCCTGATAACCGTTTTCCAAATCAATGATTAAGTTGTTATCAAGGGCAGCCATTAATGTCGACTTGCCCGCTTTAGGTCTACCGAAGAGTATGAGAGTCTTTGGATTACAAACTTTAGGTTTGCTTTTTTCAGTTGGGAGTATCAACATATTATAAATAAGTTAATACTTTACTGATTGTTTGGTAAAATCTGATAAAATCTGGAATAGGAATCAATAAAGTAGATTAAAACAAATCGTTAATCTCATCAGCGTTGCTTACGTTGATCAAGATATTAATAATAGTAATCTGATCTGCTTCGTCTTTATACTTCAGAAACTTATAAGGATCTTCAAACGGAATAACCGTGTTACCAATCTGAATAAACTTCTGGTAGATGCGAACGGGGGTATTACCAATCAAGAAGTCATAACCCTTATCGTCATTATTCTTCACCTCAGCTGCATACTTATGCAAGCGATATAATGCGAGATCCAAATCCTGCGGTAAGTTATAGTTGCGGATACCATCTAACAACGGGCAGTTCTTAGGAGGAAAGTTCAGTGCTGCAAATTCAGCCTCAGGATCCAAACCGAAAATCAGCTTGTCACCAGGTCCAGCAAATGAAATACTGCTCATCTCATCTTCAGGGGTATCAACACCGTGCCACTTCAGGAACGGGAACTTAGTTGCTACTTCGTGCAGGATGCGAGACTTTAAAGTACCTTTAGGATCAATATTTTTCTTGGGAAGAGTTATAGTAAACTGTTTCATAGTTCAGCCTTATTTTTTAAATTACTACTTAAATTATCTTTTGCTTCAGGTTGTATGGTCGTCTCTATTAAATTGTTATAACGGAGATCATTTTTAAATTCGAGTATACACGGTTCACCATCTCTGACTTTGAGAAAGTGTAAGTATACACGATCTTTTACAGGTAGACGTTGGACTCCATATATAGCAAGATTTAACATTTCGGGACGATTCATAACAATTACAAAGTCACTCGCGTGAAATATTGCATCTGAAGCTGACAAGTCACTTCTTATAGGATAATGACTTGACGGGTTGTTTAGTCGCTCAGGTTGTTCAATGTTTCGATTCATCTGTGAAAGCTGTATAATCGTAGTAAAGGATAGCTTCTTTACTCGAATAAACATTTTCTGTAAATCGACCAAGGTACCTCTTTCAGTATCACCCTCGACCAACAATGTGTGGTCAAGGATGACAATCAACCATTTGCCTTTAGCAACGGTATCATGAAAGTAGGTAATCGTTTCTTCCATCTTTGCAACAGAACATGGTGTATCCACATAGTATATGGGATACTTTTTTATTGAGTTTACCGTAGTAAGAACTTTAGCGTAATCATCATCACTGAGGTCTTCAGCAGCACTGTAAAGCTCAGAAGTTGTTTTTCTAAGCTTATTACTAATTGTTCTACCTATATTACGGTAACCCACCATCTCAAAACTGAAATTTAGAATAACGATTTCCTGATTGGGGTTGCAATCGATTAAATCGAATGCTAAAGTATTTACAAACGAAGATTTACCACTACCAGAGATACCTGCTATGGTGAATACCATGTTAGGTTCTATACCTCCAGTAGCTTTGTTGAACTTATTCCATCTACTCCGTAAAGCGACTATTTCGTGAGACTTTCTAGCTTTAATATATTTAGCTGATTCATCAGCTACTATGCTGATTGGCTTAATATAAATTGGAGCCGTAGCCGCCGTTGTTGTCTGGAGTTCTGGTTCGTTCATACGTAATTGGGTTAAAATTCATTTGTTCTTCAATAGACTCCCACTCTCTTTGAGTGAGCCATTTCCACATAGTTTTCATATAACCGAGTTTACCGGTTATAGTCTTCTCATCTATCTCATACTTGAGACAGTCAAGGATATGTTCGTGCATTGCTTTAGATTTGCCAACGATTCTGTTATATTCCTTACGACATTTGTTAATGTTAGAACGTAAGAAGCCTTTAGTACCGTCAGGTCTAGTAACATACACTGGAAATACTTCATAAAAGTAGTCAAACCAAGTCTTGTCCTGTTTAAGGGCATCTTTGAGTGACTGTGTACTTTCATAAATTTTATTATCGCCTGAAGTAGTAACAGCGATAAGTCCATTGTCGATTAACTCTTGTATTTCTGTTTCGCTTATTCGGCTGAGTAACAAGTGAACGTCTTGATTGCTTTGATTATTTCCATTCAATACGAGAGTTAAAAACACTAGTTGGTTTATGTTTATACTCGGAAAAACCTCGAGTAGCGTCGTATCTAATTCTAGTATCATAATATAAATGTTATGCACTAAGCTTAGGATACACGTATGAGAAAATCTGTTAAAACAGACTTAGTTGCTTCGTTTTTAATTGGTTTATTATTTTATTTGCTTCTGCTATGTAGTAAGCATAGTTGATATTTGGTTGTTCTTTAAGGTCATCAAAATCATTTAGTAGAGTAACACCAGATGCTGTTAGCATATTCTGATAACTCTTTATACCGTATTCGATTTTGTATTTCCATAAGAAGTGTCCATCAGTAGAAGCATAAAACCTATTTGTTCGTTGTTGGCTTATATTATTATATTCAACAAACCACTGTTTACCAGTCTTTTCGGACATCAAGAAATCCTTGATATCTGTTACTGTAGGGATATAGTCTTTGGGTTTAACATCTTCAAAGAAATATTTCTCTACAGCTTTAGGTATGATTTTAGGGGTTAACCCTTTACCAAGTTTTACTTCAGTAATAAAACATCCTTTTTCTTTAACTTTATCACCCTGTTTACCAAAGTAATCGTTAACTGCAAGCTGGTAAAAGCTATCAAACTGTTCGGTTTCGAATGTAAGACGACTGGTTTTCTCAAACTCAGCTATGACGGCTTGTAATTCGTCGTATTTGGCCTTTTTTAGGCCGTATAAGACACCATCTGTGTTGAGCTGATAGATTGTAGCTCCAAGCTCTAAAAGTCGCTCAGAAAGCATTAAAAGTAGTAATTGGCCATTCATACGAATTTGCATTACTGCAAACGGTGAATATAGCCAACTATATTCGTTTTGGTAGTTACCTGTTACAGAGTTTAGTACTAATTTCTTAGTATCTGCTTCAAGTTTACGTTTTGCTTTTTTAGCTGCTAATCTTTCTTCGTAGATACGACGATATATCTTTATAAACTGTTCTTTGTCAAGATGTGGTGGTACGAAACCGTATTGAATAATCAAACTAGGGTATAGTGAGTTTGCATCAGTATCGAGTAATATCTCATCATCCTTAGGTATGATTATTTCAGGTTCATTTATACTGTGAATACCGCCTACTCCAACAGATACTGTTAGATTGTTTAATAAGAATTTCTTATTCCAACCATCTCTACCTGGTGATACAGTTAACTGTTTCATTTCAGTAAGCAGATCTTTTAATATTGGAGTTTTAAATTCTATATTAGGTAGTATTACATCTTTTAGGTGTATCATCGGCATAGGACTTCTTAAATCTTGTAAGACATCCCATGTTATTCCGGTGTTTTGCATATACTCTGTTTTAAGTATATCTACACCTACACCAACGCCATCTTTAGAAAGACATTTTATATGATAATTATCTTCAATGTCAATACGAAGAAGTATATCTTTCTCACATCGTCTTAGTAGTTCAAGAGTTGACAACACATCATTAAGGTTGTATTTAATCATGTCGTCAATCTGGTCTAGCTGTAACGGTAAATTCCAATCACAGTTGAATTCCTGAACAGTTTTATACATCATTGTTACTTGCATTTCTTTCAAAGAAACACGTAAAGCCTTGCTATACAGCATGGTAAGTAAATCCAATGATGGGAAGTTTTTTGCATATTTCCATTTCTTCCAACTTTCTAGGTTGTTTTTCTCTTGTGTAATAGTACATGAGAGATTGAATATGGATTGGCAAATTGTTGAATAAGCATACTTAGAATTAGAGAAAAATTCAATACAGTAATTGATGATTGGATCATCATAGTGGGCATTATTATACCCGCAGAAATGTGCGTCTTTACGTAAAAAGAATCGACACATTTCGTCTAAGTTGTTCTTACGTTGAGAACATTCGAATCGATATACTTCTTCGGTTTCACTGTTTACTAAAGTACAGTGGAACACATTCTGAAATACTTCAATATCGTAGACATATACTGTTTTTCCTCTTATCTTCA